CGGCATCGGGCCCATGCCTCCCGGGCCTCCAGCGTCATCAGCGCCGGGAGCTTTGCCCGGGCCTTGTCTCCGTGAGCGAAGCCCAGGAGGTTGCCTTGATGCTCGAGGTACTGCCGATGGGTGTAGACGTCATGCACCACCACCCGGCGATCCTTCGCGAAGTGAGTCCGGAGTAGGAGCCTGAACCACGCGGTCATCGTCTCGTCGTGGTTGCCCGGGACGATCACGCAGTCGGTCGGGGCGGTCTCGGCGGATCGCTCGACCAGGGCGACGAGCGCCGCCGAGCCGGTCTCGATCATCCGCTCGAGTCGGCCGTCTCGCTCCAGCTGGGTTCCCCTGGTTGTCGTGGCCGAGGGGGTGTCGTAGTGGAACAGGTCGCCGAGGAATGCGATCGTCCGACGACCAGGGCGGTGAGCGTCCCCGGCCTCCAGGAGCCCGAGGCCAGCGGAGCGGACCAGCCGATCGGCGTGGTCGAGATCGTAGTCGTCGCCCCCGGTGGTGCGTGACCAGGCGTACTTGGCGAAGTGGGTGTCGGCCACCACGAGGACTTGCCAGGGGCCGGGCTTGGCCTTCGCGGCCTTCGCCTTTGGGCGTCCGATGCTGCCGGCCGCAGCGGCCCCGGCGATCATCGCGGCGACGAGCTCGGCCACAGCGGGCCCACCGCGGGGGCGGAGCCGAACAAACACCCGGTGGAGGACCGTGACGACCGGCCGCCCGGTGTCGCGGTCGACGGTGGCCACCTCCCACTTCGTGGCTTCGCTCTGGGCCACCTCGAAGCGGTTCATGTCGGCTTCGATGTGGAGGAGCAGATCCTCGACGGTGCGGATCGTCCGGGATGTGGAGCGGTACTCGAGGTCGGCCCCCTCCGTCCACTTCGTGATCTGCTCCGCGTCTTCGGCAGGCTTGGAGGCGGCGGCCACGGACTCGGTGACGGAGTGCCTCAGTCCTTTTCGCTCAGCCATGCAATGACCCCCTGCTTCCGAACATCGGAGAGGCCCCGAGCGTGGAGGTGCTCGACGATCGCCCGGGCCACGGCTGACTTGTTGGGTGGGAGTCGGCCTTGCCGGAGGTCATCCCGGACGGCCTCTAGTTCTTGGACAACATCCGGCGGGAGCGAATGCCACCAGCGGGAAACCGTCCTTCCGGTGGTCGGGATCGAGGCCCGGATCGCATCGGCGAGACCAACCCTCACCGCTTCGGCTTTCGGCATCGGCGCTCCTTCTGTTCCGGTGGCGGGGGCGGATCCTGGGACCGTCGGCCGAACTCGATCAGCTGCTCAGCCTCGGCTTCGTCGGCCCCGGTGATGTCAGGCTCTTCGAGCCCGGACCAAGTTTGTCCAGGCTTCTTCTTCGCCTTCCCCCCTGCCATGGGCAACCTCCTATCCGCCGAGAGCGAACCGGGAGAACGCATTCAGCCATCGTTCAACGCGGTCCACCGCGAGGGCCCCGACGCGATTCATCCACCGCCGCCGGCTGGCACAGCCGCAGTCGGCCCCGCCGAGCCACGCCGACACGCTGGCCTCGGTGATGCCGATGGCCGTCAGGATCCACGCCAGAGCGTCACCGAGCATCGGCCGGGGGAGGTAGATCCGCGTGGCCGTGCATTCCCGGTAGGTCGGCAGCCGAAGGGCGACATGGCCGCAGGCCCGGCAGGTGAGATCGTCGCCGTAGTCGCAGAGCATCAGACGAGCTCCACTTTCACGGTACAGCCAGAGTCGGTGAAGCTGCCAGGGACGAGGTCGGTGTAAATCTTTGCCGTTGTCGAAATCACCGTTCCGGACGGATCGCATTTCTGAATCGAGAACACCGGGCCAGTCGTAACGAGTCCACCACCGTCCGGGCCTGAGTAATTCAACGGAGTGTCGCCAACGTAGCCGTCAGTGCTTTCCGAAGACGTTGAGCCGATGTTGCATGATTCAACTCCTGGATACCCGCTGCAAGTTTGCTTCAATACGCTTCGCGTAAAACCGTTGCGAAACTGCGTCCTTGAGAATAGCTGCCAATTCGGGAATGCGTGGTCAAACACTGGACTTGCTTGGCCACCGTAAATCAAAGGAAAAACAGAAAGCCCAGCCGATACGTCTGGAATGTAACCAGTAAGCCAGCTGCAAGAGTGACCGTTGTCAACGTACCGATTGGCATTCAGAACGTAATCTCCGTTCAATGTCAAACATGACCACGTCTTTGTTGTCTTCAAATAGAAACCACTTGATGGAATGCCTCGTGACATCGACGTTCCTGTTGACGTTCCTACGCTTGTGATTCTGAGCGTGATCGAAGAAGCAAGCGTTCCGTCGCAGCACATGCGTCCGTATTGGTTCTGGCCTGCGGCGTACCCGGTGGCGACGATTCCGCAGGTCGTGCATCCGCTCGAACCGCAACACACGCACCCCGGCAGCATGAACCCAAGCGGGTACATCGAGGCCGCGAACACCAGAACCGCCCACAGCGGCAACGCGACCGGATTGGCGAGGATCTCGGCAAGCATCACGAACACTCCGCAGCCACGACGTAGTAATACCCGTGCCGGTGAAGCATCACCGTGCAGAACTTCCCGGTGGCGATCGCGGCGTATCGGTTGTAGGCCGTGAGCGTCACGCCCGTATTCGTCTCGCTCCCCGGCGCGCCGGCCCAGATCTGGAGCGTGGCGGAGGATCCCTTCGACCAGGCGGCGGTCGTCTTGCAAAGGACGGCGTCGGAGTCGTCGCCGGCGCTGGTGACTCTCGCCCCGGAGATCGGCGTGGCCCCGCCTTCGATGGCGCGGGTGGCCCGCAGCACCCGGCGGGCTGTCTCGGGATCAAACGCTGTGCCCTTCGATCCTCCGGGCCTCATGACGGCACCCCGAAGACGCTCGTGAACGCGGTCTCTTTGTAGAACTTGAAGTTCAGAGCGGAGGGGGCCGTTCCGGGGGAGGTGGCCACACCGCTCGAGAGCGCCACTGGCTGCTTTACCGGGCGGGCATCCTTCCCGAGGATCGTGATCCTGTTGGTTCCGCTTGGGCTGGCCACGCCAGCGGAGTCGGCCCGCTGGTTAAATCCGATGTCCCAGGGGGCCAGATCCCAGGTCTCCTCCTTGAAGCGGAAATCGAAGGCGACCTCCCAGTATTGAACCGCCGACTGCGTCGATCCGCTTTGGGTCACGACCGTCTTCTTCTGTGCCCCCTTGAATGAACACTTCCACTTCCTGGCGGTCTCCCCAGACCAAGTGTCGCTGTTGACCTTGTTGGCCACCGATCGCACCACGACATCCCACGCGGGGGACGCGCTGAGTGGGTAGCACTTGACCAGGGACCAGCCGAACTCCTGCCCCTCGCCTTCCTGCCCCTCGAGCGGATCGCCGGCCGAGTTGGCCATGATCACGCCGTCCTTGTCCTTGTAGGCCGGGACGCTGTGGGTACTGCCGAGGGCCGACCATGCCGGGCCGGGGAGCCCTGTCCCGGCTTCAATCGTCTTGCCGGGGGGCGGGACGGTGTAGCGGATCGAGACGACCCACCAGAGGCCCGAATCGTCGCCCGCCCCGGTGTCCCACTCCATGGCCTTGTGGTCGGGCATATCGGGGTGAGCGGCCCCGTAGCCGATGCCGGGGGCGGTGACGATCGACACCAGCGATTCCGTCAGCGAGTCAGTCCGAACGTCATAGACTTCGAGGAACTTGTTTGGTTCCCCGACGGCCCCGGACGCGGTGCGCTTCTGCGGTCGCCTGACGGCGGTGACGATGGCCATGCTCAGTACCCCATGCTCAGGACTTCCATCTCGTTCCCGGCCATCTCTTCGATGCCGTCAGCCATTCGCTCTTGGGCGGCCAGCTGCTGGGCCTGGATGTCGGCCCCGTCGCCACGCATCAACCGGAACATTTCCGCGATGCCTTCCTTCGACCGGCTGTCGATCGCAGTCAGGGCGGCGGAGTTGGGGCCGGACGGCTCGACCATGGCGCTGATGGTTTGCTTCTTCGCGACATCGACGGCGGCGGCCGAGTCCCGGGAGGTGGCCCGGAACTCCTGGAAGGCCTTCGTAAGCGGCCCGGCGATCGCCTGCCCCGTCTTCTCCCCGTTGCCTGCCAGGAGGTCGGAGAAGCCCCCCTGGATAGCGGCGACGTTTCGCTCCGCGCCGGCCTGGAGCTCGTCGTTGAAGGCCTTCACCCGGACGGCCACCCCCTCGAGGGCCCCGCCCACACCGGGGATCATCGACACCACGGAGATCGCCTGCTCGACCAGGCCCGAGAACAGGTAGACCACACCGCGGAGGGCGAACTCGATCCCGTTGCCGGCGATCGTCAGGGCCGTACCGACCTTGGAGGCGAAGTCGAACACCCCGCCCCACTGCTCACCGACCCCCGACAGGTAGGAGAAGACGCTCCCGAAGTTGGAGATCAGGTAGTCCCCGATCCCGGCGAGGAACTCGGCACCGTCAAGGATGCCGTCCCCGATGCTCTGGCCGATCGTCGCCCCGCCGATGTCGCCCACCAGGGAGGTAAAGGTGTCGGCAATCCCCTGGATCGACGGAGCCAGATAGGCGGTCACCTGGGTGACGATGCCGGTGATGGCGGCCTGGGACCGGGTGAAGGCGTCGTTCATCGCCTCGACGTCCTTGCCCTGGGCCCCCGTGAGCGACAGCCCGAAGGCCTTCGCCTCGGCCGTTGCTCGAGCGATCTCCCCGGCCCCGGCCGAGAAGAGGGGGAGCAACTCCGCGCCGGCCTTGCCGAACAACTTCACCGAGGCGGCCGACCTTTCGGCCTCCGTCGGCAGGCCGGCAATGGCGTCGGAGATCGCGGAGAACCGCTCCGCGGGGCTCTTGTTCTGGAGATCGTCGACCGATAGGCCGATGCCGTCGAAGGCGGACTGGGCCAGGGCCGAGCCCTGGGAAGCCCGGACGAAGGCAATGTCGGCCTTGGTCGCGGCCTTCCCGATGCTGGCCATCGAGACCCCCGCCAGGTCACCAGCGTAGGCCAGGCCCGAGAGCTCGCCGTAGGTGAGGCCCAATCGGGCTGACAGCTTGCTGGTGTTGTCGATGTTGTCCGCGGTGGCCTGCCCCATGGACACCAGGGAACGGGCCGCGCTTGCGGCGGTTCCAGCGATGCTCATGAATAGCTGCGTCCCGGAAATCGCGTTCAGCGTTGCCAGTCCAGACCGCAGCGAGGAAACGTCAGACTTCAGGCTTTTCAGCGAGGTGCTCGCCCGGCTCACTCCAGCTGAAAGGCCGGCGCTCGAGGCGGTGAAGATCGCGCTGACCTTGCCGATGCCTGCCATGTCAGAGTCCCTTCTGTGCCATCTGTGCCGCGAAGGCCGGAACCTTCTTCAACTCCGCGATCATCTCGTCGGTTGTCTGGACCGGGGCCCGGTAGCTCGGCAGGAACTTGGTCTCGAAGTCCGTGTCGACCTTTGCCCCGTTGGATGAAGCCAGCACAGCGGCCAGCTTCCCCGACCGGGCCCACTCATCGCCAAACGGCTCCAGCGTCCAGTAAGCCATCCACCCTCGGAGAACCCGCAGCGGGATCTGCTTCGCCCACTCGTCGACATCAACAACCCGATGAAGCGCGGCCAGCCGGTAGAGAAACAGTCTCACGGGCTGGCCGCGGATTTTTCCGCCAGTTCCTCTGTCTCCTTGTCGCTCACCGCGAGGAGCTTTGTTCCGATGTCGAAGATGTCCTGGAGCGCGGCCGGCGGGAGCTTGCCGAGCTTGTCTGCATCGTCTGCCCCGAACAGCCGCTCGCCGTTCTCGTCGCACAGAAGGAGGGCCGCCACCAGGCCGCGGACCCCGACGATGTCATTGCCGGCGGCCTTGGAGTCCCGGATCCAGATGTCGAACTGGTCGCGGTCATCCGCCGTCGGGTCGACGAGATAGACATCCTGGCCGATGGCCCTGATGTGGAGCTTCTGCGGCGGCTTGCGGGCCGCGAAGGTAAGGATCGATTCCGCAGTGGTCAGGGCCATTTCAGTCTTCTCCGGTGAACGTGAACTCGTAGGCGCTTTGGATCAGCCCGCCACGCTCACCGGCGCGGCGGGAAGTTTTGATAGCTGCCGTGCGCGACAGCGAAACCCCGCCGACGGAGAACGCCAGCGTTCCGCGAGTCCCCATGTCGGACTCGACGAAGATGGGGTTGCCGAGAACGCGGAACGACACGGTTCCGTTCTCGATCGAGGTCCAGTTCAGCTGCCGGACCACCCGGGAATTGATGCCAGTCCCGACGACAGTGGCGGTGGCGGGCGTGAACTCATAGGGCGTGCCAGCGGAGGAGTCGGCATCGAAGCCGACCACCGCGCCGAGCGACACCCCGGCAAAGGATGCCGTGAGGCCTTGAGCGTTTGGAACCGGCAACGGTCACCCCCGATCAGCCGGTGACGGTGAACGTGGCGTTGCCGACCACAAACTCCCCGGCGGCCCCACCCTCTTCGAAGTCGTCACAGATGGCGTTGACGCCAGTTATGCCCAAGGCGGTGCAGGAGAGAGCGTAGGCGGCATCGAGGGCGGGAGGGTTCTTGCCCCAGTATTCCATGGTGATGACCTCGCCCGGCTTGAGCGGCTTCACCTGCATCTTCCGCTTGGAGCCGACGGCCTGAGTGCAGTCGGAAACGTCTTCCTTCTCCGAGGCCCGCTTCACTTTGACGTTCTTGGCCCGGAACTCGATGGAGTTGAACGTAAAGGTCAAACCCTGCATCGTGTCGATAGTGGCCGGCGAAACGGGCATTGGTCACTCCTGCCAGCGGATGAAGATTTGAAGCTCGATCACGAAGTAGGAC